AATGCTGTCGATAAACGTAGAGTCTGCCTTGTCAAACTCTCTAAGACGCACCAGGGCCTGACATACTTTGGCCTCATGGCTGTTCAAGTACGACTTGGTGAACGATGGAGACCCCTTCTCCGTAACAGGAAAATCCATGTTCATCTTCTCAAACATCTTTTGTATTGAGGCCGCAGCCCAGATGTCCACGTCCATACCTGATTCTTTTTTGATGACCATCCGCAGGGCGTCAGTCTCTTTGCGAATAATCCTCTTGTTCTGTTCCGCTTTATCCAAGTCAACACGCACACCTTTGCTGCGCATGTCTAGCAAACAGGGGATGAGACCTGTCTCTAGTCTCCATATCGACCACAGATCTTGCTTCTCTAACTCAATCTTCAAAGCCTGCCATAGTTGCAGTGTAGCTACCGCATCTTGTTCTGCGTAGGCACCCACATATTTGGGTGGCAACTTATACATGCCCGACTTAGGGTCTACGCCCCACTCTTTCGCCGCGGCTTGCAACAGCTTCTCTTGTTTGCGCATCTGGATGTAGTCTCGAGCCATGGCGTCTAATCCGAAAGACCACCTGTTCTCGTCCACCAAAGCACCTGTTATCATCGTGTCGATTATTTCACCCTTTATCTCCACCCCCTCTGCGCGAAGCCATCCGGCGTCGTACGTCGCGTTGTGCATGATCACCTTCATTTCAGGGATAGACATCTGCTTTTTGATCCACTTGATAACCATCTTAGCGTCGAGGTTATGACCGTTCTCGTGACGCATAGGGAAGTAACCTTTGTATTCCCCTGCGGCTACAGCTATCCCAATGATGTGTCCGTCCTTACGAGCCCAGCCAGGGCCTAGTGTTTTAATATTGGGGTCATATGTTTCAAGATCTACCGCAACTTCGCTGTATCCTGTCAGGTCAGGGAACCCTGATGGTATGTTCCAGTCTGTCTCAATCAGATTTAATTCGTTTTTTATTTGATGATGCAGGGCGCTGCCGAATAGATTAGTCATTTGGCTTCCTTATAAACACATCCAACCGCTTCTGTATTTCGGCTTCACGATCAGTGAACTCTGCTCCGAGGGCGCTGTACCCGCACTTATCAATCCATGAATCCTCGTGCTTTATGTCATTGAGCAGTCTCGCCGTCTTGACCCAGTCCATCATCAACGCAACATGTTGAGGTGTGATGTAACCCGTGGTGCTTTGAGCTTCTTTTACAATGAGGTTCCACCCATCTGCTATACGAGTGAAGTTATCGAAAGCGTCCCCATAATCCTTGGCTCTCTGCCCGTTAATGTATTCCGAGGCTGTCTCTAAGACCTTATCTCTTTTCATATCTCGTACCTGTATCTTTTATCTGTGTCCAAAAGGTGCAGTTCTTTTCGGGCTCTCGTTACGCCCACATAGAATGCACGGTGTTCATCGTCGGGATATCTGCTTTCAACACATGCCTTGGTGGATGCTAGGAACACAACACAGTTGTCATCCTCCCCACCCTTCATCGCATGAAACGTCGATACCTTAATCCGAGGATCTTCAGTTATGCTTTCTCCTCTCCTCTCAATAGACTGAACGTAAAGTTTGTCGTCGCTCCCTAGTCTAGCTATATCCATAGCGTCTCGATCCAACGGTGCAATCAAACCAAACTTAGTTAAGTCTTCGTATGTCATCATCGCGTCGGGTGCCGCGGCCTCTAGGAGCTTCTTAGCGCCTCTCCTGACAACGGCGTGGTCTCCTTGCTTCGGTACTACTTCGTACAGCTTCTGCGCCTGTAGCACCCCTATACGTCCACCTCCTTGCAGGATACGCCAGGTGAGCATAGCCTCACCCAACTTGGGATCGATTGACGGGTTCCCCTTCACGGCATACAAGTACCCTGCTTCGCGTAACTGATCAGCAAACTCTTTAACGAAACTGTTCGTCCGGCACATGATTGTCCATGACCCCTTGTGTATAGGAACAGTGTCGAGTGTTAGATGGTACTCAACCTTTCCTTCCTCCTCCCGTGGATGAAACTCTTTGGGTATGCGTCCTTGAATCCTGTTGGCTATCTGTTGTGACAGCGCATGCACCTTCTTAGGAAGGCGATACGACTGGCTTAACACTTCAATGTTATCCGTAAGAGTAATGAACTTCTTTACATCCACCCCTGTCCATCGGTGAATTGCTTGATCATCGTCCCCTGCATATATCACCTCGTCCGAAGACTGAGCCATGTGCTTAACCATGTCTAACTGTAACGGCGTTAGATCCTGTGCTTCATCCACGATCAAAAGTTTGAAGTGTGGAAACTGTGCATGCATCGCCTTTTCTATCAGATCCACAAAGTCCATCTTAGACTGCAACGACTTGTATGTGATCGTCGCCTTTTTAATCTGCTCTAGCTTAGAGAAGTACAGATCATAGTCTTCAGCCTCGTTGTACTCTTGCTCTAACGACACCCCCCGATACCGTGAGCGATCCAATACTTGAACATATTTACTTCCACTGCCACCAACCGACGAAAGCAGGATACCCTCATCTGGATCTGTCTTGTCCATCCCCGAGAAAGACATGCCGAGGTTTCTTCCCAATGCGCTCCAGTCATCGTTGTCCATTATACTAGATCTATTCAGACCTAACGCACGAAAGGCTATAGAGTGTAGGGTACGGAAGTAAGCCAGTTGCTTGATGTTCATTCCGAACTCATCGAGTACACGTTCCACAGCTTCTTGTATCGCCTTTCGCGTAAACGAAACGAACGCAATCTCCTCGGGTCTTACCCCATCATCAAAGGCTTGCCGGATCCGTTCGATAAGAGTGTATGTCTTTCCGCAACCAGGTGGTCCCAGAATCAGACGCTCATTCGTCATCCGTCTTGCCCCGTGGACGCTCGGACAACCACTTGGTTACCTCGCTCTCAACCCAACGGCTTGCGCTATTACGAGCCCCACCATCATCGCCTAGTATAATAGGCTTTGGGAATGTCCCTTCACTAACCCACTTGTAAACAGTGGACTTGGAAACATTCAGCCATTCGGTGACCTCCGTAATCCTCATCAGCTTACTATCAGAAGGGAATGTCATTTTCTTTCTCCTCGGTATTTAAATATACGTCATCGTCTTCGAAGGCAGGAACCCACCACACTCTTATTGTTGACCGCTTACCGTCAGGCTTGCGTATCGCATGATGCCCGTGGCACTCCTGCCCCCCGTTTAATTCTTTTAATCTCTCTTGGACTTCGGCTCTCGTATACTCTGAGAACCCACGGTTTTTAAGGAACTGCATAACACCTGCAATAGTGAACCTGGTTTGACCGTCTTCTGTCCATGGCTTACCCATGTCCATCTCTTCGGGAGCCATGGCTTTGATCCGACTGGTGCAGTAAACCTTCAGCAACTCTTTGAACTGACCCTTGATGGTCATCTCTTCTGGGACTTCTAACTTGACAGACTTGGTCATCAACTCGTTGACCATCTGCTGCCACTTCTGAGCCTTTAAGTTGGGCGGCATCATACTCAACTGTTCCATGCATTGCCGTTGCCAAAGGTTCTGATTCTGTAACTGCTCCGTAGTAAGTTGCATCCGCTGACCATCAACATCCATGAAGTACAAGCGAGGCTCGGACATCAGTATCGTCAGCCCCCCTACGTTTGGCATGTCAGGTGCTTGGTTGCCTACACCAAAGGGTCGAGTCTTACACACGTTCTTATCACAGAAATCTTTGAGTGGGCACACGTCACATTGGTAGAAGTATGTAGGTTTCTTTTCCAGTGACCGCTGTATGTTCACAATCTCTGTTGCCTCAAGCGCAGGTTCACATAGTATCCGGTTAAACTCTTCATGGTGTTTCTTCCAATCGTCAGCCCACTTGAGCCTACAATATACCCCGACGGCGAACATGGTAATGTTTCGGTTGTCTTGGATCTTACCTTGACTAGCCATCACCTCTAAACAATAAGGCCCGTCGGTGAAATATTTACGCTTCCCACCAAACTTCATCTCGTTTAGTTCCGCTGCGCTAACCCGTTTCGCGTTGACCATCTTAAAAAACTTGTCAAAGTCCACGGCTTCCCCGTCTTTGTCCATCGCGTACCGAGTCGTGATGTCACCTCCATAGTAAGGCATGTTTATAAAGTTACCAACGTCTCCACGCTCGGCAAGAATTTTATCTTGCTTTGGAAATATCTCACACCCACTGTACCCCAGTGCGATGGACATCTCAGTTAAGTATTCTCGGATGAGTGCTGCAGGTTCCCAGTCTTTCAGAAACAGGAACAAGTGTGCGCCGCCCGACTTGGAACGGCATAGTATAAGAGGCATCTTCATTGCTTGAACCTTTCGGTTCAACGCTTGGAGATCCAAGTCATAGGTGTCTATGTCTAAAGCTCCGAACTTACATACGTTCTCGGAGTTGATAGGAATTGACCCCACACCTAGCTCACCATCAATGTGAGCCTGTATTTTTTCTTCGTCCAACTGACCGTGGATCACGCGACTATTAGATTCGGTCTTACCGTTTCTCCCCACGCGACCGACGACTGTCGTACCGTACGCTGCCCTCGACCCTTCGAAAGCAGCCAGCAATCTTTTTGCATCAGACATGCTTGGCTCCTGTTGAGGTTAACTGGGCGCGGTTGACAGTTAACTTTGCCGCCGCGCCCATGGCTTACTAGAATGGGATTTCATCATCCGCTACGGGAGCAGCAGTCTTCTCTGCTTGCTTCCCTTCTGAAGCCTTAACCTCACCCGCAACAATGCTTTGACGGAACGTCTTAGCTTCGTTGTACAGGTTACGATCTTCTACCATGCCGACTTTGGAGACTGCGTAGTTGGCATATGTTTCGTTCCGCTTGTTAGTCTCGTCCACAGTGGTGAGTTTCCAAACGGTACTAAAGATAGGTACGATCTGCATCATTCCTGTCTTCGGGTTCTTCGCTTTGTTCATAGCGATCTGTGTCTTCCAACGCTTGGACACTTTCATCTGCGTGACTTTGAAATCTACGACAGCGGGTTCCCACCCACCTTCATCATCCAAAACCAGGCAGTAATACTCATCAGCCTTAACCAGTTGGTTGCCGCTGGGGAGCATGTCCATAGTGCCTTCCTTGTGTGTCTGTGCAATAACAGGGTCGCTTGCATCAAGCTCCTGCACAAAACCACCACCATTCTCACGAGTCACGAACTCTTTGTACTTGGTTATGACGTGACACGGTACAACATTGAGGCCACCCTCGCCGTCGTACACCGCATTGGTAAGTGTGTTGAACATATCACCAGAAGATAAACCCTCAATATACTGAGCGTCTTTCTTGTTAATCTGTGGTGACATCTGTTGCGCCAACCGGACGAATGGAATCTGTAGTTCACTGGAGTCAAAGGCCGCGCCCTCTCCACCATCTTGGAAGATATCGTCCATTACATCTGTGCTTAACTCTGCACTTTTCTTTTTAGCAACTGCTGTATTCATTATGCTTTCCTCTTTATCTGTGCTGCGTTGGTGATGAATGCCCCGAACATATCGAGGTCGATTGGTTTGCCATTCTCAAAGCGTTCTTTGACAAATGCCTTGAGCGTTGACGGATGGATATGGGTCTTCATTGTTACTGGAAACCCTTTCTCTTGCAGGATACCAACGACATCTCCTGCTAGATTGTCTTGCCCTTTGCCGAAAGAACATATGATGTCATTCTTAATGATGTCATCAAGATGATTGTCTCTCAGCCACTCAAAAGCCTCTTCTCGTTTAGCCACAGGAATAGACGCTTGCACGATCAACTTGCGATCAACGGTAACCCCGTCAACATCAAGACGTTCGACACCCATCTCGTCCATGAGATTAGGTATGCCTTCTATTGTGAGCTTATGCTTCTCAGCCTTCAGATCTTTTAAGTGTTGCTCCGTATCTTCAATCTGTTGCTCAACGCTACGGAGTTGCCGAACCAGTTGGCTTAGTTGCTTACCAGTTCCGGCGTCGATATCGGATAGCGCACTAACCTCATCGAACATGTCTTCAAATACTTCTGTCATTTTATTACCTCCACCTTGGACCTTCGAACCATGCAACTAAGGAACGACGAACGCCCTTGGTGACAGGTTCAACTCTATGCAACATGTAACTTGGGAATACCAAGACAGTGCCTTTCTCCCTATGCCAGTCGGGTAGTGACTGGTTATGAATACCAAAGCTCCCGCCTTCGTACTCGCTCGGGTCACTCAGTTGCACCGTTAATGATATCTTGCGGTCATAAGGAACGTCATGGCTGAAAGCCACATCAACGTGCCAATCATAATGACCCTTCTCATCCGCATGATACTCGGTGTACTGAACATCGCAACAACGCGTAACGTCGAAAGCAAACGCTCGACGATTCGCTTCTTCCGCGAAACCCCATAGTCGGTCCTTGAGCCAAAGGTTTTCGGATAGCCAGGCGATACGGCTACGACGAGCCTTATCATTCTCCTCTTTCCGAGCCCCTAGTTTGGCCTTAGTTGATTGCGCAGTAGCCGCAATCTCCGCGACACGATCCAAGTCAGCTGACTCAAACCCCTCTTTGCCGCGCCATAGTCTGTGTAGTTCTCTCAAAGTTTTCTCCTCTTCAGGTGTTGTGGTTGACACACAAGTTCGCGTGTCGTACATTGGACTATATCGGAGGAAACAAATGAATGTCAACTATAAATTCAAAACAACCCCATACGACCATCAGCGGACAGCTTTGGACGCTGCGGGTAGCCGCGATGCTTTTGGTTTCTTTATGGAAATGGGGACAGGTAAATCAAAGGTACTGATCGACAACCTGGGTGTGCTTTTCCAACAAGGTAAGTGCAACTTCGCCCTCATCATTGCACCGAAAGGTGTGTATCGCAACTGGGTTGCCAAAGAAATACCAGAGCATATGTCTGATGACGTGCCGAATCGCGTCATCAGGTGGGTGTCGAGCCCAAATAAGAAACAGAAGAAAGAATTAGAAAGCATTAAGGAACCATATTCGGGGCTCACTATATTCGTGATGAATGTCGAAGCGTTCTCGACCGTCAAGGGACAGACCGCAGGCAACTGGCTTGCTAAAAAGTTTGGTAGGTTTGGCATGATAGCCATCGACGAAAGCACCACAATAAAAAATCACAAGGCCAAGAGGACAAAGGCTCTGATGAAGATAGCCTCTGGCTTCTCGTACCGTCGGCTCTTGACTGGATCACCAGTAACTAAATCCCCACTAGATATATATTCCCAGTGTGAGTTTCTTAGATCTGGTCTGCTTGGATACGATTCGTATTACGCTTTCCAAGGCAGGTACGCTGTTGTGCAGAAGAGAAGTACAGGAGCGCACTCGTTTTCTCAGGTTGTAGGATACCGCAACCTAGAGGAACTGTCCGAAAGAATGGATCGGTTTAGCTATCGGGTACTAAAAAAAGACTGCCTCGATCTGCCGGAGAAAACATACACCGCACGGTATGTGCCCCTAACCAAAGAACAAAGGGAGATGTATGAACGTATACAATACGAGGCGTTAATGTTGTTCGACAACGGGGAGATGGTTACTGCTCCGGCAGTCATTACACAGTTACTACGTCTACAGCAGCTGATGTCAGGTCACCTTAAAACAGACGATGGTACGATGATGACCTTCCCAACCAAACGCATGGATGCTTTGGAGGAACTCATGGATGAACATGACGGTAAAGCAATCATCTGGTCTAGGTTTCGCCACGACATACAATCTATCGTGGCTATGCTACAAAAGAAGTACGGCAAGGATGCCGCTGCTGGATACTTCGGGGACACATCAGATGATGAACGCGCCCGTATACTTCGAGACTTTCAGAATCCAACACACCCACTCAAGTTCTTTGTGGGTAATCCCGCTACCGCAGGTTACGGTTTAACTCTGACCGAGGCCAACCTTGTGGTATACTACGCCAATGACTTTAACCTGGAAACAAGAATCCAGTCTGAAGATCGGGCGCATCGTATCGGTCAGAAAAACCCAGTTACCTACGTTGATTTAATCTGCGAGGGAACCATCGATGAGCGCATAGTGAAGGCTTTACGCGCTAAGATAGACATCGGTGCAAAAGTATTAGGAGAGGAAGCACGAGAATGGCTGACACTAGAACCAACCAAATAAAACATGACGCTGCTATCGAGACGATGGTTGAT